AGGCAAACAGTGTAGAAATGACTTCTACAGTGTTTACTACTATTATGAGTAACGTTGATACCTCCGCATCTGGTATCGAGTCTACATATAGTGTAAGTTCGCATCTACCAGTTATTGGTGGTATTGATAAACCTGCTGATATACAATTAACCAGACAAACTGGTTTAATCGATTACTTTACAGAACTTGTGGTATTAGAAACTTCCGTTGTAACTAGAAATTAATGGCAGAACTACAATTAGCATCACCATACAATCAAGTAACTAAACGTGACGGAACCAATGTTACTGTAGGAAATTTTCGACAGAGAATTCCTGCAGGATTTGAGTCCTTTACTAGCGGTACTGTAACATTCACTCTTGCTGATTATGAAGCAATTAAATTTGAAGGTGATCATGTTATAGATGATGTAACCAGAGCATATCCTCAACTTGCTATTAGAGATTTTGAATTAAGACCTTTTTCTGGATTCACTCTAGGCGGAGATAGATTCACTTTGGGACCATCACCAATGATGATGGGGTTGACCATGGCAAATGGCAATCAAACTATATCCGTAGATGCAGCAAATCCAACGGAAATTGTTGTGCAAACAACTAATAATTTCCTAGATTCTGGGCATCTATTTACATCTGCGCGTTCACTTATAGAGTATACTTCTAAAGTAAGTAGTACTCGATTTTTGGGTTACGTTAAAAGCGGACCTAACACGCTAAATAACAATGATGAGTTGATCCAATTCTCTGGTCCTGAGTGAACCAAGGATAAATTAGTATAAATAAATCAGATATTAAATAACGTTCTAGAGAAAACAACAATGGCTGCAATTATCTCAGATAAGTTTAGAATTTTTAATGCTAAACAGTTTCTAGAATCTTTGTCTGAAGGTGCTACAGACACCTCCGACGAGAGAACTAGAATGTATTTCTTCGTAGGGCGTCCACAACGTTGGGATGCTTATCTGGAGATTTACTCAGCGAACGCAACTGCGTTCTCTGCAGGTCAAAGTGTGTATGTCAGTTCTGACACAAATGGATCCTATACATGGTCCAACGCACCTTTCCGCGCAACAATCGAAAAGGTTTATGACAACTCATTGGTATTGAGTTCTGTTACTCCTTCCGTTACTTCTGCTCCACTAACCAACGCTGTTATTGAAGGTTGGAACGGTTCTTCTGACACTGGTGCTGAGGCACGTGCAGGCGTTTACCGCTATGCAACAGAAGATGCACCTCCAACACCTCTCGACAACCAAGTTGAGAAATACGGTGTATATGACGAAATCATCGCTGCTAAGCGCATCACCGATCAATTTGCACGTGCTGTAATTACACGTTATGATTGGAACACGCTTGCTGCAGAAGCACGTTTCGACATGTTCAAGCCTGACTATTCTTCCACAACAACTGGTCAAGTAGGTAAGCAGTCCACAACTGGTGCTACTACTCTAGGTGCTTCTAAGTTCTACGTTATTAACAGTAACTACGAAGTCTTTAAGTGTCTCTATAACGGTCAGTTCCCTGGTCAGACAGATCCACAACCTGCATACGAACCCAAGACTACACCTTCTGGTGGTGAAGGTACTTATAACTCAAGTACTGGCATCTTTACAGAAGAAGCATCTGCAGTTGTTGCTAACGCTGCTGGTTCTGGTTATGTCTGGAAGTACATGTACACCATCCCTACCGATGATGTTCTGCGCTTCTTGTCCACTAACTTTATGCCTATCAACCTGAAGGCAGAAACAACACGTGCTGCAACCGAAGCTCTTGCAGTTGATGGTGCTGTAGACATCGTTCTAGTTGAAGATGTTGGTTCAGGTCTTCCTGATGGTACTCACTATGCACCTATTTCAGGTGATGGTCAGTCTGTTACCGAAGGCGTTGTTAAGGTTGTAGTTACCTCTGGTGCTATCGAATCTACCGAAGTTGTAGTTCGTGGCGCTGGTTACACCTATGCTAGTGTTCTCCTTGATGATGGCGCTACTACTGGTGGTGTTAAGTCTGGTCTTTATGCCGAACAGTCCCTGACTACTGCTCGCACTGGTGTTACTGGTGTTGGTGCTCTTGAGGTTGTTCTTGCTCCTCAGGGTGGTCATGGTTCTGACTTCGAGTTGGAATTGAACGCCAAGCGCGTCATGACTAACATCCGCCTTACTTATGCTGAAGGTTCTGGAGACTTCCCTGTCGATAACGACTTCCGTCGTATTGGTATTATTAAGGACCCCTACAACTTCGCTACCACAGATTACGCAGTTCTAGATACCCTTAACGGTCTCTATGCTGCTAAAGTCACAGGTGCTACTGCTGATTTTGTTCCTGACGAACAGATCACACAAGCACTTGCTTCTGGTGGTACTGCAAAAGGTACTGTGGTTTCTTGGACACTTGACAGTGGTTCTACTACCGCTGGTGTTCTTAAGTATCTCCAAGCACCTGAGCAGCATACCGATAGCGGTATTGTTCGTGCTTTCGATGATAGTGCTTCTATCATCGGTGCTTCTTCACTAGCACAGGGTACTGTAGATGATACAGTTACTGCAGTAACACTTCTTGGCGTTCCGTTCACTGACGGTTTCGGTACTCCACAGATTCAACCCAACTCTGGCGAACTCATCTATGTTGAGAACCGCCGTTTGATCACCCGTGCTGCTGACCAAATTGAAGACATCAAGTTAGTTATTGAGTTCTGATCTCCTATATACTATAGGAAAATTAGATCGTTAGTTGCTAGAAATGCCCCAGAATACTAACTTAAACTCATCGCCTTACTTTGAAGATTTCGATCCTCAGAAAAATTTCTATAAGGTCTTATTCAGACCAGGGTTCGCAGTACAGACCAGAGAGTTAATTCAACTCCAATCTGTACTGCAGTCCCAATTAGAAAATTTCGGTAGGAACGTCTTCAAGCAAGGCGATCTTGTTGTGCCTGGAGAAGTTGGTCTAAACGTTAGACTTAACTATGTTAAACTGTCGTCAGTTTCTGAAGTTGCGGTTGCCGATGATAGCGGCAATGTAACATATAAGAAATATGACATTAAAACTCTAATCGGTCTTAAACTGCAGGGTGTATCTTCTGGGGTAACTGCAAGTGTCATTGAAGTTGAATATGGTTCTGATACAGAATCAGATACCTTATATGTGAACTATCTTAATAGTGGTGCTTCTGGTGATGAAGAAAGATTTAGACAAGGCGAAAACCTTGAAGTTATTGGTGGCGTAAATTCTCCACTACTAGTTGTTGGTACTGATGGGGTATCACTTCCAACTTCTATCGGTATTACTAATAGTGATACTGGTGCCACAGGTGTTATGGATAGTCCTGCTTTGGGTTATGCCTCAGCAGTTAAGGTAGAAGAAGGTATCTATTTTGCTAATGGATATTTTGTACGTAATGCAGCACAACTACTTGTAATCGACAAGTACTATGATAGACCATCTGCTAAAGTTGGTTTTAAAATTAATGAACTTCTTGTAACTCCAGAACAAGATGCATCTCTGTATGATAATTCCAGAGGTTCATCAAACTTCTCAGCACCTGGTGCTCACAGACTTAAAATTACATTATCACTGGTTAGATATGATTACTTCCAGTTAACTGATAAGAATTTCATTCAGTTGCTTCTTGTTAAAGATGGTGTCATCCAAAAGCAACTGAAAGCAACCGATTACTCATTGGTAGAAGCTGCGTTAGCAAGAAAAACATTTGACCAGTCTGGTGATTATGTTGTAGATGAATTTCCCATTCAAGTTAGGGAATACTATCAGAAAAATGACAATCTGGGTTTCTATTCTGCTGGTACTGACGGTTTAGTCAATGGTCTCACTGCTATTGATGCAGAGAAAAAATTAGTAGGTACTGTTGGTTCTGGTAAAGCATATGTAAAAGGATACGAAGTCAAAAACAAAGAGACTAAGTATATTGAAATTGATAAAGCAAGGGACGTTCTAAAGAGAGAGAACGAAACTATTAAGACTACTGGTCTTAGTTCTTTCTATGCTACTAATGTATATGGCACAATTCCTCTAAACGCTGAAGGCGCTGAACTGACTGCATATCCTACATTATATCTAAACAGTGTATTTAATGATGGTTCTGTTGGACTCAATAAGACAGAATCACCTGGAGATCCTAAGCGCACTATTTCAAGAAGGGGCGAAGGATTCACTGTCGAAGATGGAGTTAAAACTTTCTATTGTTCTATTGTAGACCCACAAAAAACAATTGCTGACTTTGATGATGACGCAATTGGAACAGAACTTACGAAACTTTGGTTTATTAAAACTAGAAGCGACAATGGTTCTATCAATACATATGGTTATGCTGATGTGGTTGCATTCTCTCAGGTTAAAAGACCTGAATTGGGTGGCAATACATATCTAGAAATTACGGTTAAAGGTAATCGTGCTGACCTAGATTTGTATCTCACAAACTTTGATAGCACTGATGCTACTGCACAAGTACGATACCTATTTCCAGGTGAAGCACAGGTACAGCAAAATACACAGCAATTGCTTCGTGTCCTAGATTACAACGAAACAATTACTCCAGTTATTGGTGTTGCTAAACCAAAGAATATTGCAATTGAAAATATCAGTGACGGTTTTAATGCTGATACTGATAAGATTGTATCCAAAGGCAAGCTTGCTGGTGGTGTAGAGAAGTACAACACTGTTTTCGACTTATCATATTTTGCTCCTACATTCTTTACTAGAATCACACTAGAAACACTTGCAGATGCTACTTTTAGTTCTGGTAAGTACATTACTGGTACTGTTAGTGGAGCAAAGGCAGTTATTGAAGGTGGTACAGAAAGAGTGTACTCATCAACTAATAAGTTGTTTGTTGTTATGGTTTCTGGAACGTTTGTATCTGGAGAAACTATTGTTAATGAAGATGGGGTTACTGCTAAAATTGCCACAGAAAATACTGTCTCCCACTTTATCATTACAAATAGAGGTGGAAACTATACTTCAGCATCACAGTTTAAATTAGATGGTGTTCTCTATGACACCAACAAAATTGCTTGGGTTCGAGGTGGTGGTGGAACTATTCAGAATGTTTCTATTGAAGATAGAAATGCCGTAAGCACTACCTATTCACAACCTCCTATTGTAGAAATTGAAACTACTGCAGTAATTACAGATGTTGCAAAAGTCACACCTGTTCTGTTTAGAGATACTGTATACACATTCGATCCTTCCAACGTTAAGTCTGTTAATACTACGTTTGGATCAGGAAACAAAAATTCATTCACCTGTGATATTGAACTAGAGAAAACAGGATACGTTTACACAAATTCTGTTACAGACTTTACGTTTACTGGATTTGCTGGTTATAAGTTTATTGAATGTAACGGTTTTGGTGGAGACGCTAGTCTGTCTATAACTAAAGGCGATATTATCCAATTTGCTGATAATGATGGTGATGTATATCGTTACTCTGTACAATATGCAACCAAACCTGATGGTGTCAAAAGATCCAGACTTTACTTGGATAGAACACTACAAGCAGATGCTGTTAATGCTAGTGTTGTTGTACAGAAACCAATCATTACTAATGCCAATGGCACACTAGTATTCTCAACTGGAGATAAGAAAATTTCTTCATTGATTGATTCTAGTGAAGATTCTAAGATCACATATTATTTCCGAAGAGACTTTATTACGTCAGCATCTTCTGGAGCAGGTAATCTAACGTTTGCTGCTCAACTACCATTTGGTACACAAAGATTTGCTGAATTCAGTCAGAAAAATTTCATGATGACTGTATTGGATCCAGGTATTGCGATCCATGGTTTAGATACTGCTGGTAACTTTGTACCTAATGGTGGTACTCTCAACAAAGGTGATGTTGTTTATATCGATCCTGCGTTTGTTAAAATTACCCAGACTGATTCCGAACTAACTGCTGGTAGTGTTACTGTTGACTTCCCAGAGAATCATTTCGGTAATGTTGATAGTATTAGATCTAAGGCAGAAGCATATAACGTTGCTAACCCAACTACAACGGTTGATCTACCCAATAACAACTTCCCAGTCCTCAAACTAACTGCTACATTGCAGGTATCCAAAGCACGTCCTAGACTTAAGACTTGTATTAGAAATAAGCGTATCATTGTACAGGCAAGTGGAACTACAACCGTTCCATTTAGAGGACAGGATTATGATGGAGAAAACATTCAGATTACTTCATATGCTGATGCATTTAAGTTGAAGTATGTCTATGAAGGTTCTGTCTCTGCTCCTCCAACTATTGATTCTGTTGGTGGTTTGGTAACAGGTACTGATGTTACTTCTAGATATATCTTTGATGATGGTCAACGTGATACATACTACGATGTTTCTCGCATTACACTGAAACCTGGTCAAACTGCACCTTCAGGTCAGTTGGTTATTGCGTTCGATTACTTCGAGCATTCACAAGGAGATTTCTGTACGATTGATTCGTACCTCCATGAGGCAGGTGTACCTAATACCGAAGTTCCATCATTCAACTCTACTGTTAGTGGTCTCATCTCCCTGAGAGATGCTATCGACTTTAGACCTAAAGTAGACAACTCTAACATTGTTTCTGGTTACTTGGATAAAACAATCCTATCCAGTAGTGGTTATATCTCTTTCTCAGGCACCGCTGGAATCCCCGCTAGCACCCCTGCAGACGATGCTAACCTAAGTTATACAGTTAAGTACAATAAAACCCAATACCTGGACCGTATCGACGGGGTGTTCCTTGATACTCAAGGTAATTTTATTGTTAAGAAAGGCAATTCTTCACTGAATCCTTCCAGACCTGAATCTATCAGTGATGCTATTTCACTATACTATCTGTATGTTCCTGCATATACTGACTCTAATAGAGATGTGAGAATCATTCCTGTAGAGAACAAGCGTTACACAATGAAGGACATTGGTAAACTTGACAGTAGAATTGAGAGACTAGAATACTACACTTCACTGAGTGTTCTAGAACAGCAAGCACTTAATATGCAGATCACTGATGAAATTGGTCTTGATCGCTTTAAGTGTGGTTTCTTTGTAGATAATTTTGAAACTCATAGAGGTGATGTTAAATCTTTTGACCATAAATCTTCTATTGATACTCAGCAGTCTGTCCTTAGACCACAAGTAAATGAAGAAAGTTTAAATGTAAAAGAAGTAAACACCAGAAACGATCAGCGTGAAGTTGATGGTTATGTAATTAACAACGGTGTTATCTCACTTCCATATAGTGAAGTTAAACTGGTAGGAAATAATTTTGCTACTAAGACAATTAACCCCAATCCATTTGTTGTCCTACAATACGTTGGCGATCTAGATATTACACCTAGAGTTGATTCTTGGTATGATAGATCAATTGTACCTCTAGTTACTGATAACAATACAAATCTATTTGTTCCTTTCCTTGCCAAGGATGATGTTGTGGAGGCATTCTCATGCATTTATAACTCATTTATTGTAACATGGTCTGGAGCAGAAAGATCATTCTTCAATATCAATCCACTATCTACTACAAATAGTGAGGTATCTAATTCCAGAATTGAATCTGCATCAGTTTCTAGTTCTTCAAACATTAGTCCACAGAATAATGAGACACCTAAAGGTGTTGCAACTAGTAGCAGACGTGGCAAGCAAATTGTAACTTCACTGAAGTATTTTGCTCGCAGCATCCCTGTTAAATTTACTATTCGTAGAATGAAACCAAAGACTGAAGTCTTTGTATATCTCGAAGGAAAGAATGTTGGTAGATGGGTCGCACCCGACTCTAGATTTACAGGAATTGCAGGTAACTCTGTTTCGGCATTTGCAGCACCAATTATTACAGATGAAAGAGGCAATGCTTCTGGTGTTTTAATTGTTCCTGCTGGAGCTCCTCCAACATTTGCTACTACTTGGACAGGTGATGTATCTACAGTCTCATATGATGAGAGCGGTGAAGATATCAGAATTACTACAGGCGAAAAGACTTTACGTTTTACATCTAGCAGTACTAATTCAGACAAGAACGCTGTAGAAACTTTTGCTGAGACTAAGTTCTATGCATCTGGTTTGCTTCCCGATAATCCTACATCTATTATTTCGACACAACCAGCATACTTCAAAGCAAATGAAGGTTTGCAGTTAGTTCAAAATAATACAGAGCAAGAACAGAAACCAAATCCTTTGGCACAAACTTTCAAGATTGAAGGTTTTGAAGGTGGTGTATTTACCACTGGTCTTGATCTATTCTTTGCTGAAAAGAGTGATACAGTTCCTTTGCGTGTTTACCTCACAGATGTTGAGTCAGAAAAACCAGGCAAGAACATTGTTCCAGGAACAGAAATTGTTATGGAACCCTATACTTATTTGAAAGTATACTTCTCTAATACTGTCACTGTTCTGAAAGGTGAAACTCTCACTGGCATCAATTCAAATGCTTCTGGTCCTATCCTTAAGATTTTTGATAAGAACGACAACGAAGTTACTATCTCCGAAGATAATGAGATTACATTAACAAACGAACAGGTCTATACTATTGTTCTTTCTAATCATAACGGTATCAACTTTACTCCAGATGAACGTTTAAGTATTGCTTCTATTATTACTTTCAATAATGCTAACAATACCGAAATTGTTTCAAGAATTGCAAAAGATTCTGGTGTTGTATCTGCTATCAATATCACCAACGTTGGTGATAACTATGACAGTGCTTCAGTAACTATTGAAAGTCCTAGTCTTCCAGGTGGAAACAATGCTACTGCAGCTGTATTTGTATCTGATAGCAAAATCTATGATTCTTTACTTACACTAGGAGGCAGAGGATATACCGAACCACCTTCTGTTGTTATTAGAGGTACAGGTACTGGTAATAGTGGTGCCGTAATCGAAACTGAAATTTCTATCACAGAACCAGCAGTTAGAATGGGTATTGCTGTTGACACAGTTGGTAATGTACCTTCTGTTGTTGCCACTAAGTTTGAGTTTAATTACCCTGTATATCTTCTCAATAATACTGAGTATGCTCTAACAATTGAAACAGATTCTCAGGACTATTTAATCTGGGCATCTAAACTAGGTGAAACTGAGGTTGCAACTAGTACTACTGTTACGACCAATCCATCTTTGGGTTCTGTATATAAATCACAAAATACTAATAACTGGGTAGAAGATTTGTTTGAGGATGTCAAGTTTACTCTGTATCGTGCAGAGTTTGATACGACTAAAGATGCACAAGTTGAGATTAAGAATACTCCTCTTGGATACAATACCATGCAGGTAGATCCTCTAGAGACATATGCATTCGCTAATGCCAATGCTACTTCATCTTTGTTTAAGAATAATAACAATATTATTAAGGTATCACATAAGAATCATGGGTTTGAAGAAGATCAATCTTATGTTTTCTTTAGAAATTTAGTCTCTACTGCTGGATTTACTCAAGGTACTCTTAATAGTTCTTTGTTTAAAGTATCCAATGTAGGTGTTGATACTTTCACGGTCAGTGGAATTGGTAGAGCAGCAGACAGTATTTTTGGTGGTGGTTCAACTGGTTTGATTGCTGCCAATAAAAAGTATGAAAGATTGCTTGCTCAGATTTCTTACATTCAGACACCAGGAACAAATATTGATACTGAAGTCAAGACTACTAATATTATTCCTATTGACTCTAATACTCTAAACTACAATTCATATTCTGTATCGAATTATGAGAAAACTTTCTTGAATGAAGAACAGTTCTTTATCAACCAGAAAGTAATTGCTTCTGGAGTAAACCAATTGATGAACAATTTAGATAATTCATTGGTATACAAACTGAGTCTTTCTACAACTAAGTCTTATCTCTCACCTGTTATTGATTTAAACAACTCAACCATTAAAATTTCTACTAATAGAATTGAAAATGCTGGTGGTAGCGAAGGTAGATATGGTAAGAGATATCAACTCATTGAGTTGTATCCTGTTTATAAGTTTAATATTTCTGGCAATGTAGATCCAGATTCAGGTTTAATTATTCCTATTACTGCTGGACAGACAGTCAATGGTATTGGAAACGATGCATTGAACATTGATCAGTCAGCAGCAAGCGGTGAAGTTGTACGATATGAATCTACTGGCAATACAGTATATGTTAAAGTTAAAAACAATAGTGTATATCGCGGTGACGAAAACCTATACTTCTCACAACAATCATCTGAAAATGGTTCTTTAGGTAGTTCTAGTGTTGACCAAGATGGTAATCCAGTGTGGACACCATATACAATTACAATTTCTTCCAGTGGTCCTTTGGTTGAAAAACCAAATTTCGATTATAGAGAACTGATTACTGCTACAAATCCATCTAATGTAACAGAAACATATGATAATTTAATTTCTGGTACGACTGAATTGTGGGATGCTCCTACACAAGTATTGAAGTTGGAAAATGATAGACAACCTATCAACAACAATTACACTGCTGACAATGGATCATCTGTATATGCGAGAGCACAGCAAATTGCTGATCAACCATCGGACATCTTTAGAGTAGGTGATCTAATTAATTCTCCATCTATTAGAGTTGGATTTGAAAACTTCTTTGAAATTAAGAAGATTAATTATACTGATGGTATTGACTATGTTTCTGAAGACAGCACTTTAGATAGTTCTGCTATTGCTAAGTATGTAACAAAAGAAATTATTCTGGACAAATCTGCTACAGCAATTGACGTTATTATTACCGCAAATCTTACTGACACTAAGAATGTTAAGATGCTATATAAAACCAAGACTACTTCGGTACAGTCTAAGTTTGATGACATTGAATGGATTCTATTCAATGAAACAGGATACCCAGATGAGATAAAAGTTGCTACTCCACAGAATGCAATTTCTGCACAAAAAGAAGAGCAATCTGCATATCAAGAATTCAGATATAGTATTAATACTTTAGATGAATTTACTTCATTCGGTATCAAAATTGCTATGCAAACAGATGATCCAGCATTTGTTCCTAAGATTCAAGATATTAGGGTGGTGTCGTCAAGATGATGAAAGTCCAGGGTCACGACCATCTTTATCGTGACCCCAATACTGGTGCGATAATTAACACACAAACTCCACCTTCTAAAGTATTATCTTCTGCCATAAATGACATAAATACTTTGAAGAAAGAACTATATGAAATTAAACAACTCTTAAAAGAGATAGTACGAAATGGGAATTCTTAGAAACGTAGCTAAATCTGACACCTTTGAACGTCAAAGGCAAACTATCAACCAGATTGCTCAAGATATTTACAATCTTGGTGGTGGTGGATCTGATTTGTCTACTGGTCTTCTAAGACTTGGAAATGGAAGTAGAACAGAACCTTCATTGTCATTTGCAAATGACACATCGGTTGGTATCTATAGACCAGACACAAAGAAACTGGCATTTGTAAATGATGGCAAAAAACTACAGCAGTTGCAGAACGAAGCATCGCTGTTTTATAGAAATTTAATTCTACAAAAAAATATTCTTCACAGTGAAGGTTTATCCATCACTGCTAAAGGTCAAGATTATGATGAGGGATCTTATCAAGATATTGCCGCTATTGGTGGTACTGGTCAGGCAGGAACATTAGACCTAACAGTATCTGGTTTTGATGGAACTACAACTCCTGGTTCTGGATATACTTACGTATCTGGTGGACTTGGTGGTGGTGGTACAGAATCATACCAAGGAGTTCAATTAGTTGGTGGTAACGGTTCTGGTATTGAAGTCGAAGTTGTTCATGAATCTGGTTCATTTACATCTACAGTAGTATCTGATTATGGATCTGGATATCAAATAAATGACGTTTTAACATTACCAGTACAAGTAACTGGTGCTACTGGTACTGCAGATTCAGGTGGTAGTACTATTGTGATGTCCAGTAATGCTGGAATGTTTACTGGATGGACTTGGACACAAACTGGAGGAACTGCTACATTTGATCCCCCAACAGACCTTGATGGTAACGCCGAACCAATTATCGTTCAAACTGTTGACGATTTAAGTGGAACTGATATTGATATCAACGGAACTTGTACCGCTACTGGTACGGTAACGTTTACTCTTACTCCACCGTGGGGTAATGGTGGTTCTGGATATGCATTTACAATTGATGTTCTTGGTATTATCACAGAAGCTACTGTAAATCAAGCAGGTGAAGGTTACTCTGTTGGAGATACTTTAAGTATCTTTAATTTAGATCTAACAGCAGCAATTCCTTATCTTGTAACAACAGTACAATACATTAAACCTGTTTTTGATGCAACTGTTCCATCAGGAACTTTTGTGGCAGGTCAAAATTATAATTTCTCACAGGAAGATGCATTAAATCCAGGAACATTTGCTAATGTTGCTGTAGTATGTGAAGAAGTATATGACAATGGATCTGAAATTGTCACAGTTACTTTTACTATGGTTGATACGAACGAATCTATCAACCAAGGAGATTTGTTTGGTTCTCTAGAAGTTACTGAGATTTCTAGTCCTAATAGATTCCTCATCGATCTGGATGAAGCAGATGCTGGCACTGATCCATTTCTATATCCAGACTTAACTCTATTTGTTAATAACAAATATGAATTTGATTGGTCTAATGCATCTAGTCACCCATTTAGATTCTCTATCCACCCTGATGGTATTCACAACAAATATGAAGAAAGTATAACTGTTGTTGAAGATTCGCTTACTATTACAGTATCGGATGCTTCTTCTATTTTAGTTGGAATGACTGTCGTTAAAGATACTGAAAATGCAGGTCTTAATGATAGCGGTGATGTGGATGGGGAGGCAGTTGTAGAAGCAGTTAATGGTAATGTAATTACTCTAAGTGCTCCAGTTACTAGTTCTGGTACTATGCCAGTTATTATTGCTGGTGTAAAGTATGAAGGTTCTGAAGTAGACTATGATGATAGTAATAGCAAGACTACTATTGCTGGAAATGATGCAACCCCAACAACGCTATATTACTACTGCGAAGTCCACCCAAACATGGCAGGTTTGACTGGTCAACGTGCTGAAGTAACCATTGATCCTAATAATACTAAAGTATTTGGTAGTGGTTTTCAACTTCTAGTAACGTCAATTGTTTCAACAGATAATGTTACTCTAGATGTAAGTAGTGGCGGTGTAACTGCTTTAGTGGTTACTGCAGATGATGTTCAATCCACAACTGCTACTATACCTACAATAGATGTAGAAGAACTGAACGTTGATACTGATGGTAAGGTTAATACAGAATATATTCTGTCTCCTACATCAATGAAGATTGAAACTACTGGTCTTTTGAGTCCATTCAATCTTAAAACTGCAAAAGTTAATTTCACAACTCCAGGTTCAACTGATCTAGTAAACATTGAAATTTTTACTGACACTGGAGATGTAGTTACATCGGGTCAATTCAAAACTACTGGAGTATTTAATTCCAGTGATCTACTAAAGATCGATGGTAATAAAATTGAAGCACAGGGTACTAGCGATCTTCTTTTAGATCCTGCACCAAATAGAGTTGCTATCATTGGTGGTACACAGGCATTACAAATTCCTGCAGGTAACACTGCTGCTCGTCCTGCACTTGGTCTGACTAATGATGGTGCTATTAGATATAACACCCAGACTACTCAGTATGAAGGTTATAGTTCAGCAACTACTTCTTGGTCTTCTCTTGGAGGAATTCGAGATCTAGACGGTAATACTTATATTACTGCAGAAGAATCGGTTGGTGCTAATGATGATACTTTCTACATCTATAACGGTAATAGTAATACCTTAAAAATTACTCCAACAAAATTTAAGTTTGAAGAATTAAAGCAGATTGCATCTCTCAATACATCTGCTCCAACATATACTGAATGGTTCTCTAACACACCTGTAACTCTAGGTCAATACCTCAAGCACAGAAATAACATTTATGAAGTAACTGTTGCTGGCATTACTGCTACTGATGGCAATGCTCCAACGCATACAACAGGTGCTCAACCAAACAATACTTCAGAACTGACATTTTACACTACGGCAGTAGGAAATCTTCTATTCCAAGAAATTGATGAAGTACAAATTGACCCATTTGGTGATACATATCTAACTGTATCTGGAGATCTGAGACTCAGAAATAATGTTGTTGCTACAGACATCAATGACTTGATTCTGAGACCTAATGCTGGTAAGAAAGTTGTTGTTGATGCAACTAGTACGCTAGTTTTACCTGTTGGTAATGAAAACGAAAGAGGTGCTGCCCAAACAGGTTCAGTAAGATTTAATACAACATCTCTACAGTATGAAGGTTATGACGGCAATAACTGGGGTTCTCTTGGTGGCGTCAAAGACGTTGATCAGAACACCTATATCATTCCTGAGACTGCACCTGGTGCCAACGAAAATATTCTTTACTTCTACAACAACGGTGTTAACACCGTCCAGTTAAGTACGTCTTCACTTGACCTGACAAATATTGATAGTATTACTTCAATCAATAATACATCTCTCGGATTTGAATTTAAGACACTTACTGCAGATAATGGTTCTACTGTTCTACAGAACACATCTGCTGATGAGACTTTCCTTTACAACACCAAACAATACTTTAAGTTTGGTATGTCAGCAGGTCTTACAGTTGACCCACTGGTTGTCCTAGAAGATAATGGAGATATTTTCTACAATACAGGATTTGGTACTGGTAACGAAACTCCACTCAAATTATTGAATTCTAGTCTCACTGACTTTGAACTAAAAGATTATAAGGTACAGACTAGTACACTTGAACTTGTAAAAGGTACACTTGATGTTGGTTCAGCACTTCTTTATAATACTACAACATCTAAAGGTTGTAAATTGATGGTAATTTTGGAGAATACTATTTCCAATAAATCATCGTTCATGGAATTCAATGTTATTGATGATGGTACTGAAGTATTCTATAACGAATACGCTGGTGTAAATACTAGTGAAGATGCTGCAACTGCAGTATTTGATATTGACGTTGATAACAACGCTAGAATTACATTTACATTGACTGAAGATCATACTCTTAATGATAATATTAAAATCACTGTTGTTGCTCAAATTCTAAAGTAAAATGCCAGTTATCCAAAAACTAGATAGCAACCAGGGTTTTTCTGTCGATCAAAAAGTGATCGTAGATGAACTCAGAAATGCTAAAGACTTAAACAGTTTAGAAATTAAAAATAGAAATTACGAAGAAAGTTATACATCATATAACATTCTCCGAGGTTCTAATACTGCTATTCTTTCTACAGATTTGGTAGGATCTCAAATCATTTTGCCAGATAATACAATATCTTTTATTACAGGAAAAATTGTAGCTGCTAATGAAATTGGAAATGCTTTTTATAATGCAAAAATTGAATCATGTGTAAACACTGATAATGTTGGCGCAAGTACTGTTCAAGGAAGCATGATTACTGTCATTAAAGATAGTATTCCTGGTGGACAAACTTGGGATATTGAACCTTTTGTAGGTGGTGGAAACAACAAGTTTAGTTACTCAACTACAAGAGCAGGAACAACTCTATCAATTAGATGGTTGGTTTATACAGAAGTAATCAATATCGAATGGCTCTAATGCTAAATAACAACAGGGAAATAGTAGGCGGAGCTCAGTAGAACATGAGTTTTAACATTAATTCTGATAAAGAATTTATCTCAGGGTCAAGACCTCAGTTTATTGGTACAACACAGTTTTCTATTCGCGCTGGTACAGGCGTTGATGAAAAAGAAGTAATCAGAACACTTCTGGATTCGGAAGAAAAACTTCCACGTGTTGGTATCAATAGAACTGGGCAGCGAGTCAACAATATTGCAATTTTGACTCAGGGTTCTGGATATACTGTAGAGCCTACTGTAACTGTCGGTCCTCCGCCTCAAGGCGAAAATGCCAAACAAGCATTAGCATCTGCCTTTATTTTTAACGGTCGTATTGTTAACATTGCTGTTAACGATCCTGGTAGCGGTTATAGTACTGCGCCAAGTGTTGTCATTACTGGTGGTAATGGTGCTGGTGCATCTGCTGAAGCATTCCTTGATACTGTTGATTTTGAACTTGATATCAACGGTGCAATCAGAACTTCTACGTCTATTATTTCCGACACGGCAAGAATTCTGAACCTGGATATCGATAACTTCGTTACTCCAGACCTTAATTTAAGGGGTCCTAACCTTAAAAATTATGTTAACAACACAGGTACAATCTGGGTTGCTAATACAATTGTCCAAAAAGATGTCTATAGGTACTTTGGTGCCAACGTATATCAATCACTAAATGCTGGACAGACTGGTCCTAATGCTCCTGAGCATTTGGATGGTATCGTTCTAAACAACGAAGTAAACTTCAAGCATATTGGTTTCCGTGTTGTAGACGAAAATGCATTTGGTTATAATGAAACTGGTGAAGCAGGTATATTCCCAAGGTCTATTACTCCATTGTTGGGTGATAGATCAGATAAGATTGCTACTACAGAATACGTACTAAACCTAGCAACCAATGACGTTGGTGGTCGTATCTATGTTTCTTCGCAGATTGGTAATGACCTTAACGATGGTCGATCTGCTGTAAACCCTGTACGTAGTATTAAGAAGGCAGCACAATTAGCATGGGAAACTCCTGGAGTTAAAGAAACAATTATCGTTTCTGGTGGAGATTATGTAGAAGATAACCCCATCTCCTTGCCGCCTGATGCATCAGTTGTTGGTGATAACTTACGTCTGGTAATTGTAAGACCTAACAATCCTGGCAAGCACATCTTCAAGTTTGGTGATAAGAACTATGTTATCGGTGTTACCTACCGAGATAAGATTGATGCTAACGGTGACGCGATCTCCACGTGGGACTTCGCGATGGTGTTTGATGACAAGCAAAGGATTAATGTCGATTCTGAAGTCAATGGAGACTTTGGCGTTAACTTCCCAATTGGTCATCAGGTATTTGGTCCCGATAAATTTAGAATTGATTTCCAAAATAACACTGGATTGTCGCAACTTGTTTCTGGTCTAGAAGCAGTTGGTGTTAACACTGGTGCTAGAGGCGACATCTCTAATGTTGTTTTCAGTACAATTATTGGTAATAATGCATACCAAAATGGTTCATTAGATGTTGAAATTACTAGTGGTTCCTTCCTAGAGGGTGAAGGATTTAGATATATTATTGGTGGCACCCAAGGTGCTTCTCTTACTTCATCTACAGGAACAGTAGGTGTTAATCAATTTGCAATTACTAGCAATCCTACGCCAGCTGGACTGATTGTTGGTGCATATATTTACTTAGATGGCACTGCTAACTCAGAAGTAGGACAAGGATTCTACGAAATTATTCAAATTGACGATGACAATGAACCCACTCAATGGGAAATAACTGTTGCTCCACTTCTTTCTTCCATTGGATGGAGAGACACTGCTGCAGGTAATATTAACATTTATGCAGCATCGATCACAGAAGGTTCCTTCGACTCTACCAAAATTAGATCGATCCGAGCAGAAGGTGAAGTTGTATTCCAGGATGATGATTACACTACACCACTTCCAATTGTCAGAATGGATTTCTCCCTACAGGGTGATCCAAGTATTGCAACTGGTGGTTTCCAAAATACACAATTTGGTGACGCAGAAGATCTAGGTGGTGTTGTATTCTATACAAGTGCTCTTTCTGGTAGACAAAATTTCCACGACTTTAAAGAAGGTCAAGAAATTTTAATCGAAGGTCTATCTACTTCAGCACCTGATTTATCATTCCTTAATGGTAGACAAAGAATTTATAAAGTTATTGAAGATGCTGATGGTCGAGCAAGACGTTTTGTTATTCCTAAAAAGGTTCCTGCAGGTCTAGGTCTTAACGCAAACAACAATTTTGATCCAGGTCAATTTGCAGTTGTCAAATCTGCATCCAGATCAGTAACACTATCTCTACTCAACTCACCAAACAAATTCCCACTAGCTCAACCTGTTGATAGAAGATTCCAGGATGCTGCTATTTTTATTAGAAATAATAGAGAATTTATTGCTGATGAAGTTGTAGGTAGAATCAATAGAGAATTTGCACAAGATTATCATTCTGTTTACAGCATTGGTGGTCAATCATTTGGATCATACACAGCATCGGATGCTACATATAATCCTGCAACTGGTGAATTTGTAATCACCATGGCAAGTCATGGGTTGTCTGTTGGAGAAGGAATTAGAATTGCAGACAATTCATTCGTATTCACATGTGCGATGGATGGCAATGCTACAGAGCATTCTTTGCCAGAATCTACACAATATGCTAGCGGTAAGTCTCTACCTATTCTAGAATCGACTACAAACACTGTTACGGTCAACGTAGGTGCATCTGGACCAAACCAATACTATACGCCTTCTAACGCCAGTTACGACCCAACCCTAGGTACTCTACAACTTATTATTGGAAGCCACTCATTAACACCAGGAGAAGGTGTTGTTATCGATAACAACTCCCTATCGTTTAAGTGTGCGATGGATGGATATGATTCTGTTAAGACATATCCGAGAGCAGGTATTGACCCTTATGCTAGCAGATCAATTCCTATTACATCTGTAACTGCAGATTCTATTACTTTACAGGTTGGTATTTCTAGAGAAAACTTCTCTATGACTCCGACTGCTGTAACTTATAATGCAGCAACAGGTGATATGACTGTTGATGTTGGTCAGCATGGTCTAGGTGTAGGACGTAGCGTTGTTCTTAATGACAACTCATTCACCTTCACATGCGATCTGGATGGAAATACGGTACAAAAGACATACCCACGTCCAGGTCAAGATCCTTATGCTGGTAAGTCTATTGCAATTACATCAGTTGGTACTACATCACATACCCCAACTGATGTAGATTACGATGCTTCTACTGGTGATATTGAAATGACTATTAATAGTCATGGATTCTCAACTGGAGATTATATTAAAGTTGATGATGGATCTTTGGTATTCACCTGTGCTCTTGATGGAAACGTAGCACAGAAAGCATACCCACGTGCTGGATTTGATCTTCCAAGTGGTCGTTGGTTAGAAATCACTGTAGTTGATAGTTCTAATATTCGTTTCAATGTTGGTCCTTCTAGTTACACAGGTTTACATACTTGGATCTCTGCAGCTGCTGATGCTGTCAAGCGTCAAGATGGCACATTCACTATCAATGTAGGAGATGCTGGTGCTGCTTCGGGTAGCAACCACGTATGGATTGCTGCTGCTTCAGGTGCTATTAAGCACGAACCAAGAGCAAATCATCTGTTCCAGGGATCAACAACTAATGCTATCAGACACCTTCCTCAGTCTGCTCATACGTTTGTAAGGTCAACATCTAATGGTATTACAACAGGTGGTTCATCATTCAAGATCTACCTTGGCAACACTGATCATATCCACACCTACGTAAGTGGTGGTACTGTAACATTTGGTGGTAATGACTACGCTATTACTAGTTTCGATTACGATTCTGTAGTTACTGGCGTAGCAGAAATCACAACTACATCCTCTATTCCAGGTTTGGCAGAAGATGATATTGTAAAACTTGCTGACCTCTTAATTTCGTGTGATGCAGGTACAAAAGTATATCCATCTTATAGTTCCCCAACATCAGGTAATAATGTTAACCTGAGTAATGGAGATGAGCAATGTAGGCAGGACTTGAATCACTTCATGAATGCAGTCATTCGTGACTTGGAATTTGGTACTAATCATAACGTTATTGATTCTGCTAAGAAGTTCATTGTTAATGACAAAATTACATACATTGAAGATGAAATTGTCCAGAACGTTCGTGCTATCGAATATGCTAGAGAACTGATTAGATATGCAGTCTGTAATTGGAGAACTGAGAATAGAACTCCTGCAGATCCTATCTACACTCCTGTGTATTCTGGTGTTACAAGATATTTTGATGACACTGTTATCACATCAACAGCAGGTACTCCTGCTTGTGCTAACGTCATTTCAGCAATTGATGTTCTATCTTATTTGTGGGTAGATGTTATCACCAACAATGCATCTGGTACACAACTAGATGCAGCATACCTGATTGCTCGCAATGCGGATCTAATTGCTGATCAAGCATTGTTGGATACCAAGTCAGCATATCCTACTCTTAATCTTTCCGATGTAATGGAAAGAAAGTGTAAGCGCGACATCAAGATTGTTCTTGAAGGTCTTGCTAAAGATTTGGTGCTAGGTGGCAACTCTGGTATCGTTGCTGTTGCCGAGTCTTACTTTGCTGGAGCTGCGCTAGTAGCAATCCCAGAAGCACAAAGAGAAGAAACTATCTACGCATACCAAAGAGTTCAATTGCATGCTATTGCTGCAATGAGAAATTGGACTGGTGGTAATGTAATTGATGTTACTCCTAATACTGCTCAGTACAATTCTTCGACTGGTCAACTAAGTCTGACGATTACTGATCCTGGACTTACTATCACTGCTAATGACAGAATTGCATTTAAAGAAGGAGCACTTACATTTAACTGTGCATATGGTGGCGGTGGAGATCATTCCAATCCAAGACCTGGCGATGCCAATTATGGTAAGTCTCAACCTATTATTAGTGCATCTTCTGCTGGTGGTGTGACAACTATTGTTTGTAATGTAGGTAATGCTGGATTGGCTGCTGGTCTAACTCACACTCTGACTTCTGCATTAACAGATGGTACGATTATCATCTATGACCCAATCGAAACTACTTCAGTAATCCCACAGTTTGAAGACTGGAATATCCTAATTGATATTAACGGAACTGCATCTTCTATCCAAATTACTCCTGAGAGTGCTACATATGACCCTGCAACAGGTTTGTTTGTAGTTACCTCTACTGGTCATAGTGTTGCACAGGGAGACCAAGTTCAGATTGCCCCTGAGTCTGTTGTGTTTACATGTGCCATGGATGGCAACCAGACTGAACATGCACTACCATCTTCTGGTCAAGATGCATATAACAATATTCTAACAGTTGATTCTGTAACCGCAAATACATTCACAATTGATGTTGGTGAATCTGGTTCCGACATTCAGTTTACTCCATCTGATGTTTCTTATGATCCTGCAACAGGTGATTTAGAAATTAATGTAGGACCCCACACATTGTCTGTAGGAGAAGGTATTGTCATTGCTGATAATGCATTCACCTTTACCTGTGATATGGATGACAATCAGTCACAGAAAACATACCCACGTCTCGGCATTGATCCTTATGCTGGTAGGTCTATGCCTATCACATCTACATCAGCAACTACAATTACTGTAAACGCAGGCGCTTCTGGTCCTAATAAGTTCTTTACACCTTCTGCTGCTGTCTATGATCCAGCAACAGGTGCCATGACTCTCACGGTTGGACAGCATGGTTTGGGGCAGTGGCGCAATGTAACAATTGCTAATAACTCATTCACCTTCACATGTGCTGCTGACGGAAACGCAACACAGCATACATATCCACGTTCTGGTCAGGATCCATTTGCAGATAACAAGTCTATCGCGATCACTGATGTTGGTTTTACAGCACATACAGTTACCGATGCTGACTACAACGCATCAACTGGTAATGTCGAACTAACCATCAGCAATCATGGTTTTGCTAATGGTGATTATATCATGGTTCTTGACGGAACCTTGCAGTTCACTTGTGATCTAGATGGTAATACAGTACAGAAAGCATACCCACGTGCTGAATATGATTATCCATCTGGGCGCTGGTTACCGATTAGTAATGTAACTACAAATACATTTGATATCAACGTTGGTCCTTCTTCCTATAAAGGTGCTCACACATTTACTGGAGCTACCTCTAGTGGTGTTCGCAGACAAGACGGAACGTTCACTATCAACGTTGGTACATCATCCGACACAAGCGTACATACCTTTGTGGGAGCAACTACTGATGCAGTAAGACATCTTCCACAATCTACACATACGTTTATTACTGCTGCTGCAGATTCAGTTAAGCACTTACCACAATCTGCTCACACCTTTGTGAGAGCAAATCAAAATGCACTGGAAGTTTATCCTCCAGGTTCTGCACCTCTATGTGCAAGCATTGCATCAAACATTGCCACTTCAATGAATCTGTTTGAGTCTATTCTTGATGGAACGATTCAAGCAGGAGCAACAACACCAACATATGGTACGTTGTATGTTACAGACAATGTAATCACATATCCAGATTCTTTCATCTATGATCTAGATGATGTCAGAATGGCTGTTCGTGGTACATATAACGATAACCCGATTATTGAGGCATCTCCATACACCCAAAACGCATCTGTTATCTCCTTCCTAGGTGGTGGCGGTGCTGAGATTGATGGTGACAAGGTTAAGCAACCTAACTGCCCCTTCCCTGGTCTTGAGATCGACGGAACAGCATCTTTCCCCAATCAGGGTAAGTCGATGGTTGCATCGGCGTTCACGATCGTTTCTTTCGGTGGTACAGGTTATAAGATTATTAATGATGGTTACACCCAGTTAGTTTCTGTATTCTGTATTTTCTGTGCTGATGGTGTTCTTTCTGAGTCTGGTGGTTATTGTTCCATCACGAACTCTGCTACAAACTTTGGTATCTATGCTCTGAGAGCAACTGGTTTCCGTAGAGATCCATACGTCTTTGACGCTGGTTACTTTGCTAGTGGAACTTATATCCGTGCAACTATCACTAATGTCTCGCAGACACCTACAGGAAGAACAATCTTTACGATTGAAAACCTAGGTCGCGAACCTCTGGAGCACTATATCCTCAAGGTTGATGGTTACACTAACTCCGATGAAGATACCGAATACTTTATCGACGAAATTACTCAAGTTGGTGCAGGTCCACCGTTCACATCTACATGTATCTTTGATGACGGTTCTGGTGGTGCAGTAAGTCTTATCGATAACGCCACTGGTCAAGCCGTTACGCCTGCTGCTCTTGATGGTGCCACAGTTAATCTTCATAGACCATCTATTGTTAACTCCTCGGCACATACCTGGGAATTTGCTGGTTCGGGAACGAACTACTTGGCACTACCAGAAAATGGTGGTGTTAAAGTTGAAGCAAATGAGCAATTCAACGAAAATTATGGTCGTGTTTATTGCTCTGGTACTGATGAACTTGGTGACTTCAAGGTTGGTACATTTGCTAAGATCGAGAACAGAACTGGTAACATTACCTTCACGGGTACAGTTACAATTTCGGAAGTTGAATTCTTGAAACTGAAAGGTGGCGACGTTGTTGTCACAGGTTTCGATGATGCTAATACACTTGGTGGTGCTAATTCTTCTAACAGTAAGATCCCAACACAGAAGGCAGTTAGAGACTTCATCACTAATAACCTTGGTGCATACATCCAGAAAGAATATTCAACCAACTCTGTTCCTAGAGCACTGGTCGAACTAACTGATTCTGGTAAGATTTCACTTGATCAGATTCCTGCACTACGTCCTTTCCAAGTCTTCACGATTGCTGATCAAGCAGAAAGACTTGCAATTGAAGGAGCTCTTGCTGGTGATATTGCAATTGAACAAGATACATCTACATCGTTCATTCTAAACAATGATAACGGTAGTCAGTTCTTGTCATTCCAAGTTGACCCAAGTCTAACATTTACTCTCAATGATATTTTTGAGGGTAGCGTTTCTGGTGGTCAGATTCAAGCAACGGAATACAGACAGGGTGTTCTTTACCAAATCAATATCACTGATCCTGGTAGTGGATACACACAACCTCCAGTTATTACAATCTCTGGTGGATCTCCACAAGCAGGTTCAGTTTCTGCTATTGCTGGTTGTACTATTGCTAATGGTCAACTTGTCACCATTACTATCCTAGAGCAAAACAGTTACGTTGGTGGTAAAGGATACAGTGTTGCTCCCGTTATTAACATTGCTGCTCCTCCAGGAGGAGGTACACAAGCAACAGCACTTGGTCTAATTGAAAGTAGACTTTACGGTAATATTGTCAACAACGTCAAAATTACTGATACAGATACATTTGATTCTAGCGATATTCCTAATGTTAGTGTTAACATTAATAGAGCAATCAACACATCTTCCAGTAATATTAACAACTGGGTGAGTCTATCAACCACTACTGTTGATGCTAGAGATATTACAGGTGGTCCTATTGCAACTGACTTGCTGTCAACCAATTCAACTTCTGCAAACTCAAACACCTTCTTGAGAGGAGACCAATCTTATGCATTGGTAGTACAATCAATTAAAGGTCCAGAAGAAAGATACTTCGCGAAACTAGCTGTTCCAGCACAAAGTGGTGGAGTCAGTATGATCTTCTCTACCAACCAGAATGCACTGAAAGGTCATATTGTTAAGAACAGTGTTACTGGTATTCAAGAAGATACGATTATCAATTCTGTTATTACAGAAAATAGTCTCACCACACTCACTTTTGATCAATCAAAAGCACTGACATCTACAATTCCAGCTGGAACAATTATTGAGTTTACTAGAGCTGCTTCTCCAATCAGATTTGACTCTACGTTTACTCAAGGTAACTTTGTTGAAGAAGTTATCATTGCTAACGGTGGTAGTGGATTTACTAACGGTACATATTACAACCAATTGATTACTGGTGGTACTGGTACTGGATTTAAACTAACACTTATTGTTGCTAATAATGCAGTTGATGAAGTCATCATCACTACAGGCGGTACTGGTTATACAACCGACTTCCAAGTTAATACTGCTCCAACTGATCTTGGTAGTGGTACAGGATTAGATCTCAGATGTAAGATTTCTACAATCAATAGACAGTATGCAAACGTTACTGTTGATATTGATAGAGTAGTTCAAGCATCACTTGACCCAGAATATGGTACAACAGGTGTTGCTAGATTTGATAAGGCACAGTTCTTTATCGGTGATGCAGGTGATGGTTCTATCAGACTGAAGACTGCTTCTAACAGTATTGACTCTGGTCTAGACGCTGACCTTCTGGATGGCAAGCAAGGTTCGTTCTATCAGAATGCTGGTAGTTTGACTGCTGGTACAATTGATTCTGATAGATTAGCAGGAACCTATAATATTAATATTTCTGGTCAGTCCCAGAAATGTATCAGACTACTAACTGCTACTTCTCAACCATCTTCCAACCCATCTCCTAATACTTTCGCTGAAGGTATTATTGTTAACACCAAGAACAACAACAGTAACCAGCTTCTAGACGGTGGCACCAAGCATATGGTGCTGACGCTAAGACCTGGACCTGACGCTACTTTTGGTGGTATCAGACAGTTGGCATTTACTGATAATGACAACATGTGGTTGCGTGGTTCAGGAACGGGTGTTACCACATTCGGTACATGGGCACAAATTTGGACATCTGAAAACGACGGTATTGACACTGGTCTAGATGCTGACAAACTAGACAACCGTGAAGGTACTTGGTATCAGAATGCACTAAACATTAACTTCGGAGAAATTTCTGCTAATAGAGTTCCTACTTTCTTGAAGGCAACTGGATTCAGAAATGAAATCAAAGTTAAATCTTTTAATGGAGATCCTAAGTATCAGATTTACGTCTCTGGTAAAGTTCTAACTTCTCTGCCTGCTCCTAACCCATTCACTCCTGGTAGCACGGTCAATATCTACAACGCACAATCTCAAGCAGTTGGTCTAATTGAGATTGATAACGTTATTGTTAATGATGACCTTAATGATAACAGAAATGATTACACTATCCTAATTGGTAGACTAACTAACGGCAACTTCACTGGAGCGGTCACAATTGGTACTGCTGCCGTACCTGTTGTATTCCATGACTTCAGTATCTACGATGGCAATACTATTGACGTTGTAACTATCGAAAGTGATGGTGGAACAGGTAATCTTCGCTTAGGTAGAAAAGATAACGTTGCTTCAAACCCTGGAATCTATTTCAGTTCTTCATCTCTTGCTGCTAACTACAATGCATCTATCGTTGCAACTGGTGGTACTGCAACTGATGGTTCTGGTACACTGAATGTTCAGGTTGCATCTGCGGATGGTTTTGGTGTTAACGGTAACGTTGTTTGGAACGAAGGTAACGTCCAATTCAATTCAACCAATGTTCTAGGAACTGCGGTTATTCGTGACAATACTGGATCATTTGAAGCACACAAAATTACTTTGGTTGCTGATGCAAATGGCATTGAAGGAGAAGTAGTTGGTAAAGCAACTGCTAACGTCCTCAAAGAAGGTGATACGATGTCTGGCACACTGAACATCAGTGGTGCTGCATCCAATCTTTCGGTTCAAGGAACTACAGGTCTAACAGGTAATGTCACACTAACAAGTGATCTTACAGTTGCAAGCGACGTTCTCTATGTTGATTCTGCTAATGAAGAAGTTGGTGTTGGTACAAACAATCCATCAGATAAGTTAAGTCTAGTTGGTGGTTCTTTCTCAGTCAATTCTGGATCGGGTGGTAACTCACTTACAACAGCACAGGGTCTTGGACTTACATATGACTCTGCCACAAGTCGTGGTTATATTATTGCTAAGTCCACCACAACTTCCACAGACATCACTTTCGCTACTTCTAATAGCGGAACACTACTTGATAAGATCAGATTAGATGCGACAGGTGATTTCTTCCCATTGACTGCTACGCAAGATCTGGGTCTAAATTCTACTAACAACATCTATCGTAATGCATATATCAGAAATGTATACGCTAAAGATAAGGTAACCATTCAAGATGCTGGTGGTAACGATGGAGCTCCTGCATACTTCCTTGGTGCATCTGGTTTCCGTAACTTCCGTGTTGGTAGTCAACTGCTTGCAGACGACACCTTCGAGATTACACCAAGCACCACTAATGGTGGACAGGTTTGGGGAGCCACTCCTGCACTGTTTATCAAGGGTTCAACTAATAGAGTTGCAATCAATACCACTAACTTTAATGGTACTGACACTTCAGGTTCCACGCCAGTTGTTAGAGATTATCAACTAAATATTCAAGGCGACCTTAACTTTAATGGTCAACTGTTCCAGAACAACGAAGAATTCGTTACTTCTAGATGGACACTAAACAAAAATACTAACAACATCTGGAGAATTTCTAGAGTTGGTATTAACCAGGCAAATCCAGATTATCAACTGGATGTCAACGGTAGTCTTAATGTTCGTGGATCTACATTTGTTTCTGGATCAAATACTGATGTAATTACTGTTAACGGTGATGTTCAGTACGTTGATACTTATGGCGTCTTCAAGACAAACCGTAATACAGTTAATGAGAATGTGACTATTCCTGCAAATACCAATGCAGTATCTGCGGGTCCACTGACTATAAATAATAACATAACAATTACCATTGCAAACGGAAGTTCCTGGAGTGTTGTATAAATGAGTAGCATATTTGTAAACAATTTAAAATCTACAACAGGAAATACTATTCTGATTCCAGCTGGACACTCTTTGTCTCTAGATGGTTCAGTTGTTACAGGTCAGTCTTTGATTCCTAGTCCATCTGGACAAGCAGGAAAACTTATCAGATCTGATGGAAGTAATTTAGGATGGGGTGAAACTGGTGCTAAAAACATCATTCAATTTACCCAATCTGGAACTTATACTCCTTCCGCTGGTACTAGACTAGCTCATGTTAGAGTTGTTGGTTCTGGTGGTGGCGGTTCTGGTTATGCAGAATCTGGTGGATCTGGAGGTTATGCCGAAGGATTCTTTGATATGACAGGTGTTAGTTCTGTCACTATCAGTGTTGGTAATGGTGGTTCTGCAACCTATTACTCTGGTAGTGCTGGTACTGGAGGAGCTGTTAGTTTCGGCAATTATATTACCTGCAATGGTGGAGCTGGTGCCAACAGCACTGCTCAACATTGTGGAGGAATTGGTGGATCAGCATCAGGTGGAAATATGTCTTTCTATGGTGGCGGCGGTTGCGGTCACGGTTACAATAGTAGGGCAGGTTCTAACTGGTTTGGTGGAGCTGGTGCTAATGGTCACCCTCAAGGTGGAGCATATGCCAATAATCATAGATCACATTCTGTTCCAGGAACAGGTGGTGCTAATGGTTGGGCTCGTAGCTACCCTGGCAATGTCGGTATTGAAGGTCAAGTAGTAATTTGGGAATATAGTTAATGTCAATTTTAAGAGTAAATGAAATCAGGTCCCAATCGGGAAATACTATTACTGTTCCATCTGGATACCAGTTGTCATTGGATGGCAGTATTGTCAACTCAAATTCACTTCCTCCAGATCCATCTGGACAAGCTGGTAAATTTTTACAAGCAAATTCAAGTGCCACCAGCACTGGATGGGTAAACGTTGGTCCAGATGCTATTAGAGTATTTACATCCAACTCAACTTGGACTAAACCATCTGGTATCACTAAAATTTTAGTTAAAGTTGTTGGTGGTGGTGGATCAGGATCTGGTGTTGGCGAAAATGGTGCAGCAGGTGGTTATTCAGAAAGATTGATTGATGTAACAGGTGTAACAAGCGTTAACGTTACCATTGGTACTGGAAGTACCGCTTCCACATATTATGCAAATACTGCGGGTGCTGGTTCTGCATCTTCGTTTGGATCTTTTATATCCTGTAGTGGAGGAAAGGGTGGAAACCAATCACATCAACATTGTGGTGGACTTCCTGGTGTAGGAACTGGTGGAGATTTCAACATGTATGGTGGTGGCGGAAACGGTCACATGTACTGGTCTGGTCCTCCTGGTGGTAGTTCTTACTGGGGTGGAGCAGGTGCTACTGGGCACCCTCAAGGTGGCGACTATGCTTATCAACATAGTTCGCATGCTCCGCCAGGATGCGGCGGACCCGCTGGTTACCATACTTCCCGACGTGGAGCAAATGGTAGAGATGGTATGGTTGTTGTTTACGAATTTAGATAGATGTCAACACTTAATGTAAATCGAATTGAATCGTCTGACGGTTCTAGTATTCTAGTTCCTGCTGGATATTCACTCAGTATCGATGGTACTGTGATGAATAAGGATACGCTACCGCCAAGTCCTAGTGGACATTCAGGCAAATTCCTATTCAGTGATGGAACAAACCTAACATGGTCTGTTGCTGGTCCAAAAAGTATGCAGCAATTTATTTCCAACGGTACTTGGACTAAACCAGCTGGAATCACTAAAATTCTTGTAATGGTACAAGGTGGCGGTGGTGCTGGTAGTGGTCACTCAGAATCTGGTGGCGCTGGTGGGTATACCGAAAAATTGATTGATGTAACAGGTGTAACAAGCGTTAACGTTACTGTAGGTGCGGGTTCCACTAGCTGGTCTTATTATTCAGGTGCGGGTGGCGGAGGTGCTTCTTCTTCATTCGGAAGTTATTGTTCTGCTACTGGTGGTAAAGGCGCTAATACAACAAACCAACATTGTGGTGGACTTCCTGGTGTAGGATCTGGTGGAGATATTAATCTCTATGGTGGCGGTGGTACTGGGCATATGTCTTGGGCATGTATGAAAGGAGGAAGTTCTTTCTTTGGTGGTGCTGGTGTAGGTGGTCACCCTAGGGGTGGTAATATTATTCATGCCAATGATGATAAAGCAGCATATGGTTCGGGTGGACCTGGTGGATATACTAGTAACTCAACTACTAAAGCTGCAAGAGGCAAACATGGAGTCGTAGTTGTCTACGAATATACTTGATAAATAGTAATACAAGATTTCAACTATCCAAATGAAAAGCGTACTTATTGATACTAAGGGTCATATTAATGATGTTGTAGAACCAGGTCAAGAATTTCCTGTATTTACTGGTCCTGGTGCTGTTTGCTGTTGGGTAACTTGTCAAGATGATAATGTTACCTCATGCTGGTTGATGACTAATAAGACCTGGTTGGCACCAGAAAACCGTTATGAAAACGGTCAAAGTGTCAAGCGCCAAATTGCTTATGGGGAAGTGGGCGAACAGTTGGACATGATGTATAAAGATCAACTCAATGGTACTACCAATTGGAGAGATCATGTCAATACTGTTAAGTCAACCATTCAATCTGAAGCTGCTTTTGCTGCAGATGACAGAAACAGAGTAGGTAAAACTGAAGTTAAACTTCATGATGATTCCAACCCTGCATGGTTGCATCTTCCAGAAGGTGATAACATTATTGAAAATATTCCAACGGGTGTTGTATACGAAACTGAGTAATAAATTATCATGAATGTAAATTCGGTATGCATCGTAGGGGGTGGTTCCTCTGGGTGGATGACTGCTGCACTTTTAGCATACAATCTACCAAATTTAAAAATTACTGTAATTGAACCAAAAGACATTGCAACTGTAGGTGTAGGTGAATCTACCTTAGGTCACATTAATAGATACTTAGACTGTATTGGACTTACTGGCAAAGATTCTGAATGGATGCCAGCATGTGATGCTACATATAAAGTTTCTATTCAGTTTACTGATTTTAGAAAGAAAGGCACTCGTTTTCAATACCCATTTGGGCAAGTTGACTACACTAATAAAGTTGGAACTGATGATTGGGATTATATTAAAAATCTACATGAAGATACAGATTTTTCAGAATTCTATAATCCAATTACATACCTAGCAGATAACAATGTGATGACGGGTGATGCTGCTATCATCAGAAATTTTAATTTTACTAAAGATACAGCATATCATTTTGATGCTACCAAATTTGGTGCATGGTTAAAAGATAACATTTGTATTCCTAGGGGTGTTAATGTAGTACGAGATAGCGTTGCTAAGATCTTCCGAAAAACTAATGGAAGTGATGAGGTTGACTTTCTGCAATTGAAAGGATCTCCAATGCTAAAGATCGAAGCAGATCTTTTTATTGATTGTACTGGATTTAAATCTTTGCTGTTGGAACAGGAGATGGGATCTGAGTTTATTAGTTTCAATGATGTATTGTTAAATGATACTGCTATTGCTACTCGCATTCCTTTCGTAGATAAAGAAAAAGAATTACATAACACTACAGACTGTCATGCTTTACAATATGGTTGGGTATGGAATATTCCTCTGTGGTCCCGAATCGGTACTGGTTACTGCTACTCTAGCAAGTTTACTACAGATGAACTTGCAGAGAAAGAATTCAGAAAACATTTAGCAAAATCTGATGTCAAGCGAGCAGAAGAAGCAGAATTCTTCAAGATTGATATTAGACATGGAAAAAGAAAAAAAGCATGGGTTAAAAATGTAGTTGGTATTGGATTGTCATATGGATTTCTAGAACCTTTGGAATCTACTGGACTTTTAACAACACATGAAAATGCTTTACGATTGCTAGCAACTTTAGAAAAACGTAATGGTTTAGTTAAGCGTCCAGACATTGAAGGATATAATCTTGCTGTAGATCAAGACATCGAAAGTATGAAAGGATTTATTGCTATGCATTATTTGCTTTCAGAAAGAAAAGATTCTACTTACTGGAAATATCTAACAGAAGAAATTGAATTTCCTGAGATGTATGATATGATTGTAAGAAGTCCTAGACTTTATCAAGAATTTGTTTATGGAACTTCTGCATATAATAACTGGGGAAGTTTAGATGGTCTTTTGTATATTGCTGCTGGAATGGGCATGCGACCTTTGGGTACTACCGAATGCAAGTATAGATTGAGAGATGGATTCGTAAATGCTGAAGCATTGGAAGAATCTTACAATAAGCATATTCATTATAAAGAACAGGTATTGAAACATGTCGAAAAGATGCCTAGTACATTTGAATTTTTGAGAGATAATGTTTACAAATCCATTTAAGAAAAAAAGATCTATTAGATTTCATACACTACATCCAGGTGCAAATACTTTCTATCCTATAATTAATTCATCAAAATTAAATAGAGATTGGGTACAAGAAGAAAAAGAAGATTATAAAAAAAGATCTAAATGCCCATTTGGTTTTGGAGAACCACCAGCACATAGTATCAATAAATGCCCTGCTATTCATATGATTATGAATCAGGGATATATTATTAAAACTCCATTTGATATTAATGTTACTAGAGTAGATGATAAATTAGAGGTTCAAGCATCTAATCTTATTCCACATCTTCCAAGTGTAGTAACACATGGCGAAGAAGTTTCTAAATGGTTGTTAGATAGTTCTAAAGATAATACTGCACCAGAAATATTAAAAGTCAATACACCATGGCGTGTTACTACAAATGATAATGACTTAATTTTTCTAGTTGTTAAAGTTCCTCACACTAAAGAAGATAGATTTTCTGCAGTGATGGGTGTCATGGATCCAAAAACTGCTTTTGAAATTAATGTGCAGTTGCTTTGGCATTTGCCTAAAAATGAAAGTTCTACTATTAAAGCAGGAACACCATTGTGTATGTACATTCCAATGTCAAGACAGTATCTAAACACATCTTTTGTATGTGAGGATGCAGACGAGAGAGACTGGAATGTTGAGAAAGAAATGACCTATTCATATACACATGTCAATTCATCTACTAACACATTAGGAGATCGAGTATCAAGAGTTGTAAAAATTCTAAAAAAATATTATGATTGATTTATTCCCTGTTCAAATTTACAAAGGTCATATTGAACAAGAAGATAATATCTTGTATGACCAAGTTAAAAAATTTCTAGAAGGTACTACAAAAAATTTGTGGACAGGTGAATCTGGATGGAGTACTGGAGAAAAAAGTCTTGCTTTGTGGGAACATGTACATCTAGATCCTTTGTTTAAATCTATGATGCCATCTGTATATGAGTATTGGGATGCTTTAGATTATATTCCTGCTGATATTACTGTACAATCATGTTGGTCAAATTTACATAACTCTAATGATGTAACAGAAGAACACTCTCATTGTGATGGATTTCGTGGCGCTAATATTTTATCTGGTGTATACTACCTGAGGAAACCCACCGAAGCAAATATAAGATTCATTAATCCTTTGGAATATATTCTGCGAATGACACCATATAGTACTATGCAGGGTATTAAATCAATATCAACTGAAGTTGAATGCAGTGAAGGTGACTTCTTGTTATGGCCGTCTTGGTTAAAACATAGAGTTGAACCATCAGAATATGATGGAGAACGTATCGCAATTTCTTTTAACTTTAGTGGTAACCCACAATGATATTTTTGAGGATGGATCCTAGTTCGGTAGATTTTCCGAAACTGATCAAAACAAACAAACTTCAATACGAAGAGGTAAAGGTAACAGATGATATTTCATATTACGAAGTCCACGAAATCTTTGAGAGTGATGGGTTCGATCGATTCCAAAACTTTATTCAGTCTAATCCTATCTGGAGGATGAACAACGAACCAGACCTACCAGACATGAATCCGTTTTCCACAATTCATTTACCTATGTGGGCAACGAAAGAATTGTTTTCTATGGTCTCAGAACTATACGTAAAGACAGCAAAACATATTCCATCATATAGAACTGACACTTTTCTTTCTAACCAAGATTGGGGAAACATTTATTTTAAAGAAGAATGTAGACCTATCAAAAAATGGAGACTGCCTCATATAGATTTTGTTGCTGGCATGGCTGCTAACATGTGGTTTACTGATCATACTCCTGGATCTTCAGGAACTGTTTTGTGGAAATATGTTGGCGGCGAGATTCAGAATGGTGTATTTGAATATCAAGGAAACCCAGAGCACCCTAGATATGCTGAGTGGCATGCTATGGATCCATTAGATAGAGATACACATTGGACTAATTTTACTGAGGAAGAAGGTAGATATTGGGGATTTGAATCTATTGGTTTTGTGCCATCTAAATATAAATGTATGACCTGCTACCCTGCAAACGTACCACATACACCATACATCGATAACCAAATTGATTTTCGATGGTCTCATACATTTTGTGCTATTGAATGAATTTAGAATATATTTTTCCGACACCTATTTGGTCGTTTGAACATACAGAAGGTTGTAGAGAAATGACAACCTATATCAAGAATGTTAAAAAAGAATCTGAAGGTAGAATAGTATCAAACGATGGTGGATGGCAATCTAACGATTTCGTACCAGGTGATCTTCCAGAATGTTTCCGACCTTTTATTAGAAATATACTTTCTAAGTGTAGATTGTGTGTACATGAATATGGTTCTGATTATACACCATGGATAGACAATCTTTGGTTTAATATTAACAAGAAGGGTGACTCAAATAAAAGACATTTTCATGCAGAGTCTTTATTGTCTGGTGTATTCTATCTCCAGTGTACTGATGATAGTGGCAGAATTCAATTTGTCAAACAACCACTAGAAGATTACGCAGTTATATCTCATCTAGGAAAACCTAGAATAACTAAACTATCAGCGTCTGCTTGGGAATATATTCCAACAGAATCTATGTGTCTTCTATTCCCATCATGGTTGATGCATCAGGTAGAGTCCAGTAATAGCGACACAGAAAGAATTTCTATAGCATTTAATATCAAAGTATCATGAAAATAATTGACAATTTTTTGCCTGTTAGTGCAGCAGAAGACATAGAAACTACAATGACTGGGGAAGGATTTCCTTGGTATTATGTTTCTGATGTAACTAGAGAACGCCGAGTTGAAGGAGCATACTCTCAACCAGGGTTTCATCATACGCCATTCATGAACTATAGACCCCAGTCACCTTTTCATGATTACTTTAAAATGCTGGCAATGTCAATTAAAGATGCAATTGGTCACGATGGTGATCTACATTTGTTTAGAATTAGAGCAGGATTGAATATTGCAAATTCTAATAGCAATAAAGACTGGAAACAAGAATATAATTTTCCACATGTAGATCAAAATTCTGATTTTGTTACTTGTAAATCATATACCTGTTTGTATTATGTAAATGAAAGTGATGGTGATACTTTTATTTTTGATCAAACTGAAGAATCAAAGAACTATACTACACGTCATAGAGTAACTCCACATAAAAATAGAGTTATGATTTTTGATGGAGAGCAATATCATGCTAGTTCTTCTCCAGTAGTAAATGATGTACGTATAGCAATTACATTTAATTTT